AGTTTAGAGTCCCATTGGATCTTTTCTACGGGGAAAAGAGCAATGGGTTTTCCAACTTTTTCGAAAAAGGTTTCTTCTATTCTTAAGTTCAAAAAGCGAACCACAACTTTGATAGATCCTCCTCAGGAGGTTCTTAATCAAGCAGAAGAATTTGGTTACGATTACGTAAACAAACTCCCCGCGTGGAAAATCGCTAAAAATCTTGATGTCCACATTTCTCATTCCTCTTCTTCCTGCATGGAAGTCGGGAGGAACAAGAATGGTAGGATCCAGTTCGGGAAAACTCGTTTAGACGAGTTTGAACAAACTTATTATACCTTTCCTCAGGAAAGAACGATATTTGGTCCTAGTGGAGATGTTTTAATTGATCCTCTCGATAACGAGTGGGAAATTCATTTAAAAACTATGACGGTACACATACCGTCTTGGGTTCATCTATAAGATTTGTTTTGGGTGATAATAGGACGCTCCGCGAACTTTCGTTCGCAGAAGCGATGTCAGATGACGAGGTTCCTTTGGAACTAGTCACTGATTCTATTTGTCACTATGAGTCTGATAACTTTACTTTTCATCTTTTTGATGAATCGCCAATTTATCGAGCACTCGAAACTTACGAAAAGAATAATGTAACACGACTTGACGCCGTCGATGACGACGGAGCCAAGTCTAGAGTAATCGGCGTCTCAAAAGGGGCGCTGGTTAATCTCGCACATATTGTACGGACACTTTTAACTTCGGTTATTAAATGTGACCGGAATGTTCCTACAATGGGATGGGGCTCTAAGGGACCTGATCGGACTTTAAGTCCGAAAGGTCTCTTTGACTCGATCGATCTAACCGCAGCAACTGACAATTCTTCTATAGAAGAGGTGTTAGCTATTGCTAGAGGTATAGTCAGAGCTTTACTAGAGCTCGGACTGGTACCCGATTGGTTAGAAGGGAATATCCTTGAGCTCGTAAAATTACTTTTACGACCTCAGGACGTCCTTCCCCCTATTTGGTTTCCAAATAAGGAGGAGGTTTTCCCTTTCTCTACCCTGAGATCAGTTCCAATGGGGCTCCCACATTCGTGGGTTCTCCTATGCTTCGGACAACTCTTCCATAGAAAGAGGTCCGTTGATCTGACGAAGCAGTTTCTCCACGGCCGTATGCCGAAACTTACGGTTTGTGGAGATGATTCTGCAACTTCTAATACTTCTAAGGAAACGTGTCAAGTTTTCCGAAGAATTCTCCGCGAAAGCGGATACGAAGTCTCGTCAGGGACTGATATCATCTCCTCACATTGTGTTCAATACACTGAACAATTGTGGGTAAAGATTGATATTCTCGGAACTAGCGTTCTGATGCGAGTGAATTCACCTTTTGTGAAATCGCTCGTAGCAAAGAATCCTTCTTCACGAGCTCCTCAAAGGAGAGGAGTTCGCGAGAAGACATCGCTAACTGGTAGAGGTTCTGCCGTGTCATCTTCAACGAATCGCGTTGCCCTCCCACTTTCAGAAGTGGGATGGGAACGAGTCGTGAAGAAAGCGGCCCGCATCTTCTCATTGTATTCCAATTTTGAGATAACAGAAAGAGCGAAAGAACTGGATCTCCCTCTCTACCTC